TCCATTAAGGCATCATCAAATGGAAGTTCTTTAAACCAATCAGGCAAACGTTGCTCATCTGTAGGGTAACCAATACTAGTCCAACCCAATGGATTTGGCTTTAACTTACATACAATAGTTTTCATGCCGTCGACTACCGCAATAGAATAATTGTCGCTATTCATACGACGTAGATTGTTCCAGTTTAGTGCCGCACGAACGTGTCCTGGCATATTAGCTTTGCCTGCTTTTTCTTCAGCCGCACCATATTTGGTCAAGTTGTTTACACGTTTAGGTGTACCCTTTTCCCAAGCTGGACGCTCAGCAAACGCATACTTAAATTCTCTAATGCGCTCAACAATTTCTTCACGACCTGTACCAGTTAATACCTTTTCCAAAATCTCACTTAAAAACTCTTGAATTATTTTAGGAGTATCCGAACGCTTTAAGTCTAAGCCCATAGCTTTAATCTTGCCTGGCTTACCGTCTACGTCAAGGCGCTTGCCTTCTAAGTCATAAATTAATACAGCATAACGCTTCTTAGTAATAAACAAACTATTAGATGCTACTAGTTCGCGACCCGCTTTAATAAGTTCGCCAGCTTCACGAGGACAGTGGAAAGCCTGTTCCATAAATGCCGGAAATGAATCATTAACTTGATCCGCAATGCTATCATAGAGTTGAATACAACTTTCTTTACTCCAAGACATCTTTCCAGCCGCCACATCATCTTTGATAGCTGGCCACGCTGTAAAATAGCATGAGTCAGTGTCACCATAGATAATTGCTTGTCCTAAATGGTCTTTAACCCCAAAGATACATTCGTTAATATAACTAGCCATGTGTCGAGCAATACTACGACCCGATAGTGTAGTTGACTGTCCAATACGCTTGTCAAAGAAACGACAATGTGGATTTAAAATAGCACCGTATAACGAATTTAAGTTAATCTTCTTAACTAACTGTCGCTTATCCCAGAACGCAATCATCTTAGGATCAGTAGCTTCTTTTTTCTTAGCTTGAAGTTCTTTACGTTCAGCATACCAACGCTCTAACAATCCTGGCACAACACCTTTACGCTCATATGTAACAATAGTGCCATTAGCGGTTAGCATCCAAGGTTTGTTAGAATTAAATACCATCTCCCAAATCTCAGCCGCACTATGTACAGTACTATCGCCATCTTGCCAGTCGATTGTAATTTCAGTACCACGCTGTTGATCCATGACCGCTGTATATTCTAATGTAGCAAACATACCTTCCCACGCTGCCGCAAATGATTTGCCTTTACCAACAATTTCATTAATGTAACGATCAGTCATAATAGGACGAAGTTGTCCTACTACAGTTTCCATTCCCATGTTCAACGCACGAATAGCAGATGGATAAAGTGAGTTAATATCCACAGCGCCGATCCATTCATGAATACCCTTTTTAGGATACGCAACATAAGCACCTGCGGCCGCTGTATCTTCTTCGTCTGTTAATCTTTGTTTACGATTAGGTACAACAAGTCCACGCTCATGTGCTTCGTTAATAATAGCTTGTTCAGTAACAGCTACGGCACCCATTGTAGTTGCTAACAATACAGTATTGGCGTGTGCGAGTTCGTTAGCTAAGTCCAAGAAGCGTAACTTCTTATCTAACTTGTCTAACAACAATGTATCTTGCCTGTTATACACAATAAACTGTTTAAAGTCTTGATTGTATAATTGATCCAATGTGCCTTCGTATTGTGTTTTACTTTCGCCTAGTTCATATTCAGAAATAGCATCCAATGAATAACTGTGTCGTTCTTCATAGGTGTACTTACGATATAATTGCATATAGTCCATGTGTACACGACCTACGATATCATAAGTTGTGCTAGTAGCACCATATCGCTCAAATTCACGCTCTTTAGGGAATTGACCCCACAAGCAGAATCTGCGTGTATCATCTTTAGACAATACTCGCTTGATACGATTTACTGTGTATGGTATATCATAGCCTTCTGAGTTCCAACCTGAAATAACATCTGCGTCATCGATTAAGTCCAGGAATGTTTTTAACATATCCTCTTCTTTTTCAAACACAATACAGTTTTCAAAGTCTTTAGCAATATCATTAGCTGTTTCGATACTCATATGCTTGGGTGGCACAACCAATGTAACTAGTTGCTCCATCCATTGTAAGTAAACAGAAATAGCTGTAATGCCGTTGAATGGATCAGTGGTAGGAGAGAATCCTTTCTCCTTGTGAAAGTCTACTTCAATGTCGAAGAATGCCGCATGGAGTTCTGGAGCATCTTTATTTTTGTAATTTTCTTCTAAACAACGGAAGATAGGATTGATATCAGATTCATAAAGTTGTTTGCCTTTTTGAATGGCTACTTCCTTACGAAACTCTTTACTATTACGACTAGAAAAGCGGGCAACTGGTGTGCCATAGATAGAAGTAAATTTACCTCTAGGATCGTTGTAGTAAAAGATATAATCAGCGGGGTATTCTTTATAAATTCTTTCCCCGTTGATTCGTTCTACAACATGAATTCGATCGTGTTCACGATCATATAGACAATCTACATAACTCAAATTAATCTCCGTTTATGGCCGGTAAGCCTTGTTTCATGTTCGTTAAGCGAACGACTCTTACTGCTAACTATAATATTTATAGTGTTTTGCCCACTTGAGTTAAAATTTGTTCTAGCAAGCTATGGTCATCTTGTGTACGGCCAAATTCAGCTTTGTGAGCAATCTTAATAGCTTTTTTAAGGATAGCTGGTTTAATTTCTAATTCTTCAGCAATAGCTTTAACTGTGTCATTCAATCCACCTTGTAGTGTTTCGATTTCCATAGTAACAGCCATACCTTCATTGATAATTTGCTCTAATTTTTTAGTTTGTTCTGCTGTGAATACGCGGTCTGACATTTAGTTCTCCTGTTAATAATGTTACAAGTATACAGGATATTTTGGATGAAGTCAAATGATAAAAGACACTTTTGGCTAAACGGTAGCGAATCGCTTTACCAAGGCAGGCTCCGCCTACACCGGCCGTTTTACAACGGTCCTAAGGGTGTTCTTTACATATAAGTATTTACCGAAGTACAGTTTTCAAAATGCCAACGATTCATAGCATTAGAGTAGTTGGATATCCCCATATCGCGAACTACACTTTTATTTATCTATAGATAACAGGTGCGTAAGGATTAAGTTTATAATCCTCATCACCGTGTTGTTCTGGATAAACTGGATATTCGTTCATATTAATATTTATTTAAAATCGTTATCGGACAAATAATAGTCTTCAATATTAAATTTATGGATAATATTGAAATCAGTATCGATACCTTCAAACATCATACGCTGTAAGAAAACAGTTCGTAAGCTAGGCTTTTTGAGTTTATTATCGAGATAGTCTTGATTTTTATCAAATTCAAATATTTCTAATTTTGCTTGTTTTTTATACTCAACCCATTTTGTGATATTCCTAGCATCTTGCGAGTTAATACTCCAAAGTTGGAAATCAGTTGAATCATAAAAATGGTGTAAGTATGTATTCATAAATTCTTCAGAAAAGTTATGCCATAGTTTCGGAGAGCATAACACTAATAATCTAAATCTTACTGATTGCCACTTAAAGCAAAAGTTCCACCACCAAAACCAATCAGCATTTTTTTCTATTGTTATACCGTATGTGTCAGCTGAACGACATACTGCGTCTATTAATAATGTAGAAACTTTAGGAACTTGTATTTTGCTGTTTAAGTACGAAAATATAATATCTTTAGAAAAGCTATTATTAAAAACATCAGCTCTTTCTAACATAAAGTTTTTTAACATATCGCTACCAAATAATTGGTCGTTATGCTCACCTGTTACTAATATAATACTTTTATCAAATAACCAAGGAATAGTTTCACTATTGATTATTTGTAATTTGCCAGCAATATAATTTCTAAAGAATTCCTGATTTTCAATTACTGCGTCATAGCTTGTTAATACTCTAATTCTATCTTTAACTTCAGCTAACGGATAATTTTCTAAAAAACTAATCAACATTCTTGTACTGTCGATGCCGCCGCTCCACATAATGCCTAATGGCTTTTGTAGTCGAATGCTAAGTTCCCATAGTTCAGCAGCTCGTTTGTTACAACAATCTCTATAAGATAAAAAATTTGATGTTAATAGCGGTAACTCGCTACCTGGATATACTTTAGTGTTGATTGGTTGTTTAAACTGGTTAGTTCTATCTACTAACCCAACAGCATTACTAATAGTTTTGTACATTGCTTTCCAGTCAGCAACTTCTGAATATAATGGTGTCGGTAATACAGCATTAGAATTAAAATAATAAACGGATTTCATGTTTCGGCATTGCCCCAAAATTCTGTATATATTTGCATTCTTACAATATCTAATTCTTCTTGCGTAATTGCTTGGTTAATCATATCTTTGAATTTTTCTGCTAGGGCAGTAATTCTAAATTTAGTTATATTTTCAGTCTCAATTTTCAAACTTAACTCAGCAAATACTTGTTCAACCGGACGCTCAACAATGCGAGCATACTCTTCTATCATAAGAGTATAAAATCCTTTACTAGGATCGCATTTTGTTATTTCTATATCGGCGACGGCACTAAACGCTGTCCATTTTGTTGTATCGACTCTTAATAAAGCATTTCCAGTATGGGTTTCCCATATACCAAATAAAATATGTCTGCGCTTTATAATTTCACGATTAATTAACCAAGATTCACTAACTTGAGTTGGATCAATAGGAACTAACTGTCCTGATCGCTTGTCATTTTTCCAAACATTATCATAAAATTCTGTTCGGTTTTTAAACTTTTCATAGTTATTTACAAATGGTGTAATACCACGCACAAAGCAATCAATAGAACTTGACGCTAATGCGTTAGCTGTAACTAATCGATTGGTAGAAGTGTAAACACAAAAATTTTCGTGACTTACTACAAGGTAGTGCATATCGTACATATGATATACTTATACTGCTAGATTTTGTTTAAATTATTATTGACCTTGGATAGACCAGTCGTAGTCTACATTAACGACAACTTTGCCTTGCTTACCATAATATGCGTATGGATCAAACTCGTCACTAGTAACTTTGATACGCTTACTACTGCCATCATCAAAATATACTGTCCAAACAAAGTATTCGCCTGGGCGCAAACTTTCATTAACTTCGTCTTTAATCAAACGCAATGCTTCTTTGCGTACTTGAATATGACCGCCGTTATCTAAGTCTACTGTATAATATCCAGGAGCGCCTTTAAATGCGCCTGGACGGATTTCTCCAATAGTGCCCATTTGTCCAGCTTCAGGACCTTTAACAATCTTAACACGATTGCCTAAGTTCTTAGCTTCACTGATAGCTTCAGCTAACATAACATCTAGGTTTTCGATACTTTCACAATGCCATTTTCTAAGTGATAATGCTTTACGAGTTGGCTCTCCGTTGGGCTTTTTCATAGGACCCTTCATGCCACTCATACGAGCGCAAAATGATTTGCGGCGCTTATCATCTTTACTGCCTTTTTTAATTTTACTAGGCTTTTTAGTAACAGCGGTTTGTAGTTTAGATCCAGGATGTTCTTTGCGATAAGAGTCAACACCTTTCTTGTTTAAGCCGCCGTTTTTATTCTTGCCTGATTTCTTTTGCCA